TGCTGCGAGTGCGGCTGGCGGCGTGGGCGCGGGGCTGGGCGGCGGCGTTGGCGTCGCGGACGTGGGCTTGAGTAGTACTGCGGGCGCGGTAAGCCCGGAGGCTGGCGGCGCGGAGGCGCTGCGGATGAAGGCTCAGGCGCTGCTTTCGCAGGCGGAGGCGATACGTGCGGTGAGCGGCGTGGATGTGATGGCGCTGTTTGATACCGACGTGGACGTGCGCGGGCGCGTGTTGAGCGGAGAATGGGATTTTGTGGACGTATGGCGGGAAGCGGGGATGCGCCCTGCGCCACCCGCACCGGTACGCGCGCCCAATGGGGGCGGCATGGGCGGCATGAACATTGGACGCATGGATAGCCGCCAGTTTGAGAAGCTGGATACGGTGCTGCGGCAGGGAGGAACGCTGGATATGAGGTGGTGAGGGCTTCGCTTTTTATGCGGGGTGGCCCCCGCGGGGCTTTGGTCTGCATTCTTGCGGAAGCATTTCCGCGGAAGAGGGTGGGGGCTACGCGCCCCCACACCCTGCGCCTACTCTTTCTGGAAAGAGTAGGCAGAAAGCGGCGGCACGCAGATCCAGCTCAATCGGCGCGTTGGGCACTAGCCGTGCCCAACGCTTGTTTCGCTGGCAGCCTGCGGGTCGCTTTCGCCTTCGGCGAATGGCCCACAGGGCCACCGCTTCCCTCCGGCTCGGCAAAAACCCCAGAATGCCGATTTTGGGCGCGGGGACGCACAATCGGCGCTCATTGTGCGGGGGTTGGGCTTGCCTTGGTCAGTTGACTTGTGCGGTGTGCGTCCTAATCCGCGCCCAAAACCGGCGGGGGTTTTTGCCTGCGCTTGCTATTGCCGCTCTTGTGCGTCTGGCTCCGGGTTTTTAGATTGGCCTTGCGGGTGCGGGTTGGGGTGGAGTTACGCTCCGGACTTTACAGATTTGCCTTGCGGGCGAAGGGCTTTATGCCCCCAATCCCCGCCCGGCGGGGGTCCAGGGGTTTACCCCTGGTCGTTTCAAGGGGGTTAGGGGAGTCCAGAGGGGCCTAAGGGGGGAAATCGAAATCCCCCCTGGCCCCTCTGGCCCTAGCGGAGCGGGCTGGTTGCCGCTCAAGCACCATCGGCCTCACCCCGCGCACGCGAAACTATCGCAAAAGCACCACCCCAGGAGGCGTGGCCCGCAGGGCCGCCCTCCCGGCCAAGCCGCTTGGCTGGCCACCCCGCGCGCACGCGATGCTAACGCAAAGGAAGGCATCGCCCCAGGAGGCGTGGCCCGTCAGGGCCGCCCTCCCGGCCAAGCCGCTTGGCTGGCCTCACCCCGCGCACGCGATGCTAACACAAAGGAAGGCATCGCCCCAGGGACGGCAAACACAAACGGCGCGTTTCGCGCCAGGGAAACAGAAAAAAGAAGGAGGAAATGACAGTGGCGATTTTTGAGAACATGAACTATACCACCAGCCGGGGCGTGGCGCCGGGCGTGGTGGACTACTACGAACGCACGCTATTGGAGAACGCGAAGCCGGAGATGGTGCACAGCCGCGACGCGCAGAAGCGCACGCTGCCCATGCACAACGGCAAGCATGTGCAGTTTAGGCGCTTTACGCCGTATGCGGCGAGCACGGAGCCGCTGAAGGAGGGCGTGACCCCGGAGGGGCAGGAGATTGGTCAGACGGCGTTTACGGTGATGGTAAAGCCCTATGGCCGCCATGTGGAGCTTACGGACGAGCTGAACTTTTATCAGCTTGACAACATGCACAGGGAGGTGGCGAAGCTGCTTTCCGACCAGGCGGCGCTGAGCCTGGATACCATCTGCCGCGACGCGCTGTGCGCGGGGCTGAACGTGCAGTATGCGGGCGGGCGGACGAGCCGCGGCGCGATTACGGCGCAGGACAGGCTGACCCCGGCGGAGGTGAAGAAGGCCGTGCGCACGCTGCGCCGCGCCAACTGCAAGCCGTTTGCGGACGGGTTCTATCACGCGATCATCCATCCCGACGCGGTGTACGACCTGACGGACGACCCCAACTGGATTGACGTGGCGAAATATCAGGACAAGGGCAAGATTGAGCGCTATGAGCTGGGCTGCCTGTACAAGGTGAAGTTTTTTGAGAGCACGAACGCCAAGGTGTTCGGCGGGGAGAGCTACGTAACGGGCCAGAAGGAAAAGCTGACGGTGACGGCGGTAGACGCGAACGGACGCGTGGCGACGGTGCAGGAGAGCCTGACCGAGGACGAGGCGCGCGCGCTTTCAGGCAGGCTGGTGGAGGTGGTAGCCGGAGGCGTAGGAACGCCCATGTGCGTGGAGCGCGTGGACGCGCAGGCGAGGAAAATCATCTTCCGCTGGGCACCGGGGGAGAGCGTGAGCGCGGGCTGGGCCTCGGGCGCGACGGTGGTTCCCACGGGCGCGGGCGCGTCGGGAGAGCCGGTGTACGGCACGCTGATCTACGGCCAGGACGCTTTTGGCGATATCGAGCTGGGTGGCATGGGCAAGAACGTGAAGATCATCATCAACCCGCCGGGCTCGTCCGGGGCGGCGGATCCGCTGGAGCAGAGGGGCACCATCGCGTGGAAGGTGCGCGGCTTTGCGTGCGCGATTTTGCAGGACGCTTTCATCGTAAGGCTGGAGCACGCTTGCAGCAGAGGGTAAGCGCTTGAAAAAGAAAAGAAGGAGGAGAAGGCCGATGGAAAAGCGGGCGACTGTGCGTGTGATGCTGCCGCTGTTGGAGGCGGACAGCGGGGTAAAGGTGGACCAGACCGAGCAGGTAACGGTGAACGGCCGGGTGACAAGCATACGCCGGGGCGAGTATGTGGACGTAAAGCCCGAGGTGTTTGTGCAGCTAAAGCAGCGCTATCCCAACCTGTAAGGGGAGGCGGGAAGCATGAACCTGGGGGAGCTGAAGCGGCTGGCGCTGTTCCAGACGAACAACGACGAGGAGGAACTGGAGGAGCTGGGGCCGTATCTGACGGAGTATCTGAACGAGGGGTACAGGCGGCTGTGGCAGGCCTTTGGGCGCGGCGGCGGCTTTGAGCCCCTGCGGCATGACAGGAGCCGTCCCGACGTGCCCGAGTGGACGCACCATGCTATCGCGGACTGGGCGGCGTGGCTGATGTACCGAAACGGCAGCGGCCAGAAGCAGGGAAGGGGGCTGCTGTTTCAACGGGCGTTTGAGGATGTGATTGCGCGGGTGCGCGCAATGACGGAGGCGGAGAAGAAGGAAGCGGAGGCGTTGCCCGGGGAGGGGCGGCGCTTCCGCCATATACCGGGGTGAAGGAATGATGGCGGGATACAGCGGGGAAGCGGCGGTGGTGCGGATACCGGCGTTTCGTGGGCTATGGCAGAGCGGGGACGGGATTGGAACGGATGCGCGGTATGCGGCGGAGGGCGTGAACGCGCTGACCACGGAGGGCATCTTGAGGCCGATGGCCCAATGCGCGCTATTGGACGGCGCGCTGCCCGCGCCCATTGAAACGCTGGCGCGGCTGAACAGGCGCTGGCATGCGCAGGCGCGCGACGTGCTGGTGGCGGCCGCGGGCGGGCAGCTATACTGGATGCTGCCGGGCGGCGAGAGCTGGGAGAGGATCGCGCTGCCGCCGGAGTGGGAAGGGGACGGCTATCAAAGCAATGTGTGGAGCTATGTGACCTACGAGATCAACCCGGAGGGATCGGACGCGCCGGTGGATGTGCTGCTGATGAGCAACGCGCGGGACGGGATGATTTGCGTGCGGGGCGACAGCATGACGGCCAGCGTGGTGAACACGCCGAAGCGGTTTGGGGTGATCGCGCGGCACGCGGAGCGCATTTGGGGCGGGGCGATTGAGGACGACCCGGATATGCTGGCGTATTCCGCGCCGTTCGACCCCTTTGACTGGACGCAGAACAGCGAAAGCCCCGAGGATGGCGCGGGCGATTTGAAGCAGCCCTCCTGGGACGGGGACAGCTTTACGGCGCTGACGCCGTTTGGCAGCCAGCTTGTGGCCTTGAAGCGCACGCGCGTGTGGCGTATTTTGGGCACGAGTCCGGGCGAATATGTGTTCAAGGAGCAATACGGCGGGGGAACGGCCTATGCGGCCACCGTGGCGGTGGACGGCGCGCGGATTTTGATGCTGGGGCGAGACGGGCTGATGGCCTATGACGGCGAGAGCGTGGCGGCATACGCGCAGGAGTACGCGCGGGACGTATTCAGGCGGATGAATACGGCGGCGCTGAAGGAGGCGTTTGCCTGCATGTACCGGGACACGTACTACTGCGCGCTGCCTCTGGACGGGGCGGAGCGGAACAACGCGGTGCTTTTGTACAACACGCGCGAGGAGACCTGGCTATTGCGCCGGGACATAGAGGTGGAGGCCTTTTTGCCCACGGAGGACGCTTTGTACTTTACCAGCGCTTCCACGCCGGGGCGCGTGTGGCGGTGGCGCGGCGAGGAAACGGATGCGCCCTGCGAACGCATGCGCTGGGTGACGCCGTGGGTGGATTTGGGCTCCAAAAGCGTGAACAAGGGCTGGTTTGAGGTATATTTGACCGTGGCGTGCGAAAGGCCGGTGGAAGTGAGCATCAGCGTGGAAACGGAAAAGAGGCTGAAAACCAGGCGGGTGCGGTTTGAGCCCCCGCTGCCAGGGCGGCAGCCCAGGCGGCGCAGGCTGCGGTTTGGCGGGAGCGGACGGCAGTTCCGGCTGATTTTGGAAGGCGGGGAAGGCGCGTCCTGGCGGCTGGTGGGCGGCTTGCAGGTGGAAATGGAAACAGACGGGGACTGAGGGAAAAGGAAATGGCGAGATATCACACGATACATCAGTACGAGCCGCTATGCGCGCCCGCCGCCTGGGGAGAGGAGGGGCGGCGGTTCGTGAACCGGCTGACGGAGATTTTGGACGACATTTACCGCAGGTACGGGCGGCTGGGAATCAAGGATGTGGACGCGGCGTTTCAGGGAACCATCGGCGGTTTGAAGGTGGACGTGGCCGCGGCCGGGCGCGCGCTGCTGGCGCAGGGCGAACGGCTGGGCGAGGCGGAGCGGGCATGCCGGGAGGGAGAAAAGAAGCATGCGGCGGACGTTGCGCGGCTGGATGGGGAGATGGCCGCACGGGTGCGCGCGGACGGGGTGATACGGGCGGTGAATGAGAGCGGAGAGATGGAAACCGTGCTGGCGCGGCGCATTGGCTTTGAGGGCGCGGACATCGGCGGGCTGCATGTGGCTAACGGGAGGCTGTATACGGACAGCGGCGTGGAGATTGACGCGGACGGCGGCTGCGTGCGCATAGGCGGGCTGACGCTGCGCGCGGACGAGGACGGCGGGACAACCCTGCTTGGAACGGGCGGCGTGCGGCTGAAAATAGGCGCGGTGACGGAGCGCGCGGCGAATGTGTATATGGACCCGGAAACGGGGGAGCTGATGCGGACGGCGGGGTGAAGCGATGTACCGGTTTGAAGGATTGAACATAGAAGTGACCGGCGGAGATAGCCTGATATTCGCGGTGCGGTTTGAAGGACGGGCGGTGCCGGTGGGGAGCACTGCGGTGTTCACGGTGAAAAAACGGCTGCGGGAGCGGGAAACGGTGATTGAGAAGCGCTATGCGGTTGCGGACAATCGCGTGGTGGTGGCGCTTGGGCCCGGGGATACGGCGCTGGCTCCGGGAACGTATTGGTGGGACATGCGGGTGCTATCGGCAAACGGCGCGGAGGTGCGCACGCCCATGGCCTATGCGGCGTTTGAGGTATTGGAGGCGGTTGGAAATGGCTGACGCGGAGATGAGCTTGCAGATAGAAGACTGGCGCGGATACAGCGCGTATGAGCTGGCGGTGATGCACGGCTACGCGGGCACCGAGAGCGAGTGGGTTGAGAGCCTGAAGGGGGAACCGGGCCGCGACGGCGAGGGCATTACGGTAAATGGCCGGGAGCCGGTGAATGGCGACATTGCGCTGACGGGCGCGGAGATTCCTCTGAGCGGGAAGGATGAAACGCCGGTGAGCTCGAGGCTGGAAGCGTTGCTTTTGGATGTGCGCGGGATTGCGGATGCGGAGATCGACGGGATTTTGGAGGGGTAAGGGCAATGGCCTATTTGGACAAAACCGGGCTGGCGCGATTTTATGACGGGATAAAAAGCCGCTTTTTGCTCAAGAGCGCGGTGGCAAACGATTTGACCACGACAGTGGCGGGCTATGCGCTGGACGCGCGGCAGGGTAAGGCGCTTGACGACAAGGTAAACGGAAAGGCGAGCAAAACCACAGCCACGGCGAGCCTGGCCGTGGCGAGCTGGAGCGGAAGCGGCCCGTACACGCAGGCGGTGAGCGTGAGCGGGGTAACCGCAGGGAATGCGGTGGTGGTAGCGCCCGCCCCGGCGAGCTTTAAGGCATGGGGCGAAGGCGGGGTATACGCCAGCGCGCAGGCGGAGGGGAAGCTGACGTTTACGGCGGAGAACAAGCCGGACGCGGCGCTTACGGTGAATGTGCTGTGCGTGAATTAGGTGAGGAAAGGTGCGAAACCGTCAAGCTTTTCAACGTTGCGTCGGTTGCTTGACGGTAAAGAACTGAACTGGTATGATGTGCTTGCGCGGGGAACCGCGCCGGTGCGGAGGGTTCACCCAAAATCAACGGCAAAAGAAGCCGAAGAAAGGGGGTGAGCCAATGCAGAAGATGCTTTTTGATGTGTTGAACGCCATTGTTGCCGCTGCTGTTGCGACGTTTGCATGGTGGCTGATAGGCACAAAAAGAAACGATCACGATGAGCAAGATCGTGACCGTTAATCCAAGCAAAGGTTAACCAACAACCCTCTGCACCGTTAGAATAACATAGACAATGGGGAAAGTCAAGCCGCCAGCGCAACGCCGGGCGGCTTTTGTGATGCTTGGGACAGGGGAGGAAACGGAATGCTGCTGAACATGGTAGGAGCCGGGACTACCGGAGACGGATTCCCGCAATTTACATATACGGGTCAGTACCAGCTCATCGATGATGGAAAGGTGAACAAAAAGCAGAATTGGCGCATCAAGTTTTTGACCAGTGGAACGCTGACGTTTACCAAAGCGCCGGGGGCGATAGACGTGTTTCTGGTGGGCGGAGGCGGAAGCGCAAGGTATGGCGGAGGCGGCGGAGGATATACGTTTACCGGCCTGGTAAGCGCGCAGGGCAAGACCGCATACACCGTGACCATAGGCGCGGGAGGCACGAGCTCGGGGAACGGAGGAAACACAACCGCTTTTGGGCTGACGGCGGCTGGCGGCAAGGGAACCGGAGGAAAAGATGGCGCTGCCGGAGGCAGCGGGGGCGGCGGCTTCAGGAAGGGAGCGGGCGGCAGTAACGGCGGGAACGGCAGCGCTGGCGAGGACGGAGGCGCGGGAGCTGGTCAGGGCAAAACGACCCGTGAATTTGGGGAGAGCAGCGGAACGCTGTATGCCGGCGGCGGAGCCGGGGCCTATGGCACCGCCGGGTCTGGCGGAGGCGGTGCGGGGGCCTCCAGCTATACCGCGG